GTCTGCTTCTACATTCACCATCTCCAGTTGTTGTACTGCTACTTCTTTCTGTTGCTTGATCTGCATATCCATGACAGCAAGTTCGTGCTTCTTGTCCTGCTTGTCCTGAAAGAAGTCCATAACCTTCGGAAGGAAAGAACTACCAAATCCCAACAGTGAACCTAGTAACGATAACATCATTCGTCTTTCATCTGTTCAAGTTTCACAAGCACAACAGCACAGTCTTCTATGTGCTTTCTCAGGTTCTTTGCCGTAATTGGAGCAGTTACCATTGTTCCCGGCTTCTCTCCATTAGTACGCTCGAAGACTATATGGGCTAGTCCCGTAAAATCTCCTGCTCTTTTCTCTAATAGACATGCAATCATCGGTTTCTTTTCCATGTTAGATATTCTGCCCCTTCTTCCAGATCAGAGAATGGTTTGATCCTTTTAGTAAGAGACTCTTCTGCTGCGTCAATAACGAACATGATACTTGCTCCTTGAACGTTGTCGTGGAAGCCATGCTTGACACTAAAATCGTCTGCCCACTTATAACCTCTCGCTCGTGCCAGACATACAACACGACCATCATCCAGTTCCTCTTGTGTCATTGCCCAGTTATGGTGATGTCCTGCTACATATATGTCAGCGTTCTCATTCCATAATGCGGCACGTTTCTGTCCGTGAAGTCTGTTGTATATAGATGTACCTTTGTGGTTATGAGATGCATCTACTCGGACTTCTGTCTCGTTAGGGAATGTTAACTTAAACTTGGCTCTCCAATCCAGCATTGGTATCTGGTGTGCGTTCAGTGTTTTAAGGTATGTGGGAAACTCTCCGGCCATTGCGTCATGATTTCCCATTAGCCATACTATCCAAGGCACTCCTGATTCCTGGAGGAACCATCTGGCAAGTCGTCTTTCAGTCTTTCTACTGACATCGTTGTCAGCATATAACCTAACCAGATTACCGTAACTCCAGTTATCAGCAGTGTCTCCCAGATTTACACAGTATACTCCATCAGTGTTACTCATTATCTCTACATCTGATCTGAGTAGTGGAACGTTGCAACTGTTTGATCCCAGATGTGGATCTCCGACGAACGTTATACCAACTGGTTTCTTGTCTTTGATCTTGACATTAAACCATTTCAGAGATTCCTCGTGTCGCAGCCTTTTCTGAAACCTCTCCTCGTGATGATTAAGTATCTCCTCGGCAGGGATATCGTCATCAGGAAACTCAGGCAACTCGACCATTTCACTGGTAGTTCCATTAACTACTTTGAGTAATCGATGTACCTTCGACTCACTTATGTCTAGTTGTCGTGCAACCTCTCGCTTTGAATCTAGCTCCTCAAATAACTGTTTAGTTTCAATGACTTCTGGATGGTCTAACGTGTATATTTGTACCACTAAATCTTCTCCCCTTTTTCTGTTTTAGGTACTCTGATACATACTCCTACCGCATAAACTATAGGTACTTTCATAGCTGCATCCTTAATCATTTGTGCCGTTCTATAGTAACACTCAGGTGCAGTAGCATACGGTCCTTGTTGATCTTCCAACTGACCAGCACTGTTAGCCGCTAATGTTCCTATTACTACAATTGCTTTAAACATGTCCACCTCGTACTGGAGGATGAGTTCCATTATGCATTCTCTGTACCCTTTCAAGTTGACTTTCAAGTGATCGTAAACGCATCTCTACTGCTCCGTCACGCTCAGAGCGTTCCTTTAGTATTTGTGGGGAGAGTATATCTTTGGACATTGTATCTATTGCACTTAGTGCTACTGCCTGTCTTGCCTCAACTTTGTCTAGTCTTTGGTTTAAATTAGCTACGTCTTCTTTTACATCTTCCAGTGTTGCTGTGATTGATTTGATTGTAGCCTTTAGCACACCCCAGGTTGTAGCGATGCCCGTAAGGACTATACCAAAAGTTAGTAATTCCCGTGGGCCTAGTTCGAGCATAAGATTCTAGGGCTTGGACGGCCATGTAATAGTACCGACTACACTAGAGTTATCGTAACTTGCTGGAAGATCACGCAAATCAGAACGGTACTTTTTCATATCATCTGACATCGTAACGTCACTGAGTGCAAAGTAGTCTGTCTCTGCCAACTTCTGATCACGCTCCTGTCGTAGACCAGAGAAGGCTCTCGCTGGTTTAGCGTCCTCCCAGACTTTCTCCTCCGCTACTCGTGCAGCGTGTTCTTCATCAGACATCTCGATGTTAACACCGTTTACGTTTTTCATGTAATTTGCCATTTGTTATTTCCTACATATACATAATGTTTGCTGAACCTTGGTCAAAGGTTCCACCAGATAGTTGAAGTTGCGTCAATTCGGCAGACAATGATTTACTACCTGCACCCCAACCTATTCGTTCAGTGGCGGTGTCTGTGTAGACACACCAGTTTGCGATCCAAGTAAAATTTGACGAATCTTTTAATGTTAGGAACACACTGCCATGCCAACCCATAGAAGCGGAACCTTGGGCATCGGTCATTTCAAAACGATCTGTTTCTGCTCTAACTGCTGTTGTGGAAGAACCTTGTATGCTAACACAACCTTGTATGTAGCCTGATGTTTCTATGCCACCTGAGTCACCAATTTGTACGTCGATACCCAAATCAGAGGTAAAGCCAACATTTTCAAAAGTAAGGACAACCATATCTACACCAGAAGGAATAGAGCCAAAAGTAAAAGATGTTCCAGAAGTTGTCGCTTGTTCAGTTCCTTGTGTCCAACCAGGAGCATCAACCCAAGCTCCATCACCCTGCAACAGCTTCGCGTCACCAATGCTGGAAGCATTGATCATACCTACGCCGATTTTAGTTTGTGACATCTATTATCTCCTACGGCTTCGGATTGTCCGACTTGACCTTATCGACAAGAACCTTCATGGCAGCTTGAGCATCACCGCCTTTCCACAGAGCGTCTAGTTGATCTCCAATTGGTGGATAAAGCGGTGCGCGATCTCTTTGATATTGCGTTGCAACTTGAACTGCATCGTCACTATCTGCTGTAGATTTGTCGTAAGTAACAGTCTTCTTGTCAGCATCGACGATCCAGTAATTCATTCGATGACTGTCAGGTTTGTCTACAACGAATCCACCATACGTTGCCACATGAGCATCAGCTTCTGATTTGGATGCAAAATCTGCATACTTTGTAACCTTGTTACTTTCGTTCTTAACTATTGCGATATAATCCAGCATGTTGTTCTCCTACATATACGCTATATTAACTGCACCTGCATCAAGGGTTCCACCTGCAAAAAGAGCTACCCTATCTAATTCGGCAGATAAAGATTTTACCCCTCCACCTGTCTGAATATATACTGTGCCGTCAACAACCAAATTTGAATTGTAAACCCAAGTGTTATTCGTTGCGTCCTGTTTTACCATTATAACCGCACCAGAGATTAAATCTGAATATGAAGCAAATGAATAAACTATCCTAAACGAAGAAGTCGAAGCTACAGTTTGAACACCCGAACCTGTCTGTGTAGTACCACTGTTATATCCAGATGTTTCAAGACCACCACTGTCACCAATTTGCACATGAAGATCCACTGCTGATGCAAGGCTTACTTCATCCAAACCCATAACTATAAATGTTGTGCCAGATGGGATACTTGAAAATGTAATTGTATCTCCTGATGTTGTTGCTTGTTCCGTTGCTAGTGTTAAACCACTACTTACAGCTTCAAAAGCTGGAGGCTGTCCAGCCCCGGCACTAGTAAGAACTTCTCCATCATCCCCAGTAGCAATGGCAACAGGATTTCCACTTGCATCATATGATATTATATTTCCATCTGTCCCTGCTGCCATCTTAGCAAGTGTAACTGCATCGTCCTGTATCTTGGCAGTAGCAACTGTATTATCTGCTGTAGTACTTATTACTCCAGCTTGGAACAGTTGAAGGCTCGTAACATTGTTAGTACCAGCACCTGCTGCGGTAGTAGTAGTAATTGTAGTGCCACTAACGTTGTAGTCCGTTCCTGGAACTTGAGCTACACCGTCTACCCACAGCAACGTACCATTGGTCGTACCGCTGTTGTCCATTGTGAAACTGGAAGTACCGCCGTCGTATCTCTTTACAGCAGGGTCAAGAGGTCCAGCACCTATTAGATATCCCATTGTTTATGCTCCTTACTATGCATTAGCTAGGCCGTATACTGTTATGGTCCCACTCTCTATGTTACCGCTAGAGTAAAATAATTGAAACGCATCAACATCTGCCCCTTCTAACCGCCATGCAAAGCACTCATTGCCTATGTAATATGTACTTGCAGACTTCGTATTTAGAGTAGACGACATCGCTGTATAACCTGTAAGGTGTGGACCCATCAACCAAATCCATCCAGAAACTCCAGGTTCGTTAGCGGCAGACCCAACAGTATACGCAGTACCGCTCGTGGTTCCCGTCAAAACTATGCTATCATCTGCATCATCTCGTGTGTAAGTAGCAAATTGATCATCATGCCAAGCATAATCGCTAGCCCCAGAATCATAGCTGCTTCCACCATTTGTACTAGTTCGCGCATGCAGTTGAACATTGTCCGTTGCAGGGATTACGTTCTGTAGTAGAAAATGATAAGCATCGTAACTCGAAGCATCAACAGCAGTAAAATTATAGGTAGCTGCATCTGAAATGTCGGTGGTGTTAATAAACGTCATTCCACCTTTACTGTCAGCAGCAAATACTGGTACACTTCCTGCACCTTGAGATTTAAGAAAATGTCCACTTGTTCCAGCACCGATAGCAACAGGATTACCACTAGCATCCCAGCTAATAACTTCTCCATCAGTTCCAGCTTTTAATTCAGTTAGACCTATAGCGTCAGTAGCCATTTTTGCTTCTGTTACGGCATCATCTGCAATATCAGCAGTCTGAACAGTTGTAAGGGATGTTCGCCCTGAGAGAAATCCACCCATCTTACGTCTGCTTCAAGAAAGAAATTGTGGCTTCCAATGAGCTAGCGTTCTCAGCATCCATTTTAATGAAATCTCCTGTCTCAAGTACAAGTTTACCTTGTATTGGGTTAAGCGAATCATTTATAGGAATGTTGACCTGATTACACAGAATAGCGTTTGTACTACCACCACTTTGATACACAGTAGCAGTAAGATGACATGCTGTTGTTGAATGCATATTAGATACCTGACATCCAATTACAGTTAATGTCTCTCCACTACCCGCTGTAAGTACAGTAGGATCACTCGTTGTGACATCAGCATTTACCATGTGTAAAGTATCTGCCATTCTTATCCTCCTAGAGCCATAACAGTGCCAATACCCACACCAGTATCAGTACTTGCAATTGTTAACGTTTCATCTGCACCGTCACTTCCTTCAGTAAACGTTACATTAGTCCCTGCAACCAGCTTACCATTCAGTACTCCTGCTGTTGTATCGTTTGCTGATACCTTTACTGCTCCAACACTCGCAGCAGCAGCGGCTTCCGAAGCTGCGGCGGCAGTAGCAGAAGCAGCAGCAGTAGTAATACTGGTTGTTACATCTATTAATGTAATCCAGTTAGCTGTGTCCGTGTCAAATGAAGTAGTTGATGTATGAGCAGTCTGACATACAGCGTATCTATGTGCGTCAACAACGAAATCATTAACAGCATATGCAGTACCAGTTGCCCAAGTACCCCTAAACGCCTGATCTATGGAAAATGATGCCCAGAATGAAGTATTAGTAGTTCTGTCTTCATCAAATGTACCAGTACTGGCTGTGGTATGTGCAACCAAAGCAGTCCAGATCGTACCAAGTTCCGAGTCTACGTACTTATCGTCAACTGCAACTGTTATAGAGTTAGACCAAACTCCCCGTATACCAGCAATCGAGATATACTGGGAGAAAACTGCGTCAACTAGTCGCCAGTTGTCATGCTCTTTGGTATGCCACGGGATCGTATCAAAATCGATTAACTCGAAATTGAAGTTCGTAGTGTTCGCCATGACACTTCCTATACGTCGATCTCAGTACCAACAACCTGTAAATTCATCGATACCATCGTTAATGTAGCAATAGTATAAGTAACAGTATCACCAGCAGATAGATAGTATTCAAACGGTGCTGGAGCTACAGTTAGCAGAGCAGTAGCACCTGTAGGGGCAGCAGAAGTTTCTGGATTAACCAGCAATGTACTGTTAGAATGTAGAAAACGTGCAGCAGTCATATTTAATACTATTGCTACGGCTACACCATTAACAGTAATTGTTAAATCACCAGTACCAGTTGAACCGTGAGACTCTCCAGACCACATAAGTTTGACTTTAGCAGCCTTTGCAGAGGGGACGGTATATACAGTAGTTGTTCCAGCAGTAGCTGTCGTAGCTTCTCCAAGAACACCAATTTTATCAGCCATAATTAACTCCTATTAAAGCGTTGATCGTTCAAAAGCAATGTCTCTAGGTAATACACTAGGAACCACTATATTGTGAAATCTAGTAACAGCTTCCTGTACTTCTGATTCTGACAGGAACCCGTAAAATGCTTTAGCTCCAGCAACACTTGTTCGTTGTTGTAAAGCAGAGATTTCGTCACGAATGATGAGTAACTGTGCTCTCATCGTAGCCTTACTGACTTTTACATTGTCAGCAGGAAATGTTACATCAACAGCACTTGCCATATTTATCTCCTAATAGATCCCGGTTGATATGCCAGTGTTATTGAAATAAACTTCAATGGTCCCTGTGCATCACCTTCGAGTCGTAATTTAAACAACTTATATTTGGTTGTCCAAGCATATAATCCTTCATGCCGAGTTGGACGACCACCGCCCATATACTGTCCATACTCATCCGAACCGTACCCCGGACCATCACCTCCTATAAATGTCATTGAAAGAGTTGGATCAAGAACTTCTACATCCCATCCCAACTCGTCATCGAAAACTGTTTCGTCTATGTATGACTCTCCGAAGTCAGTTCGATCTTCGTATAAGTTATCCACAAACATCTGGACATTGAATCGCTCATTGCCGTCAGTATCGAGGTTAATGTATCTACTCGCCTTACTTAGAAACCTCTGCTTGTTATCACTCCAAGGCAGCTCCCAAGTAAAGGGTATAGAGACTCCTGAATCAGTTATCGTGGCTACAGGATTCCATCCAGTATAATCAGAGAAGGAAGTAACATCATCAAACATCTCTTCCGAACCCTCTCTATCCTTATAAAGCGGGTCTTGCTCCTGCCCAAGTATAAACAACTCAGTACCTTTAGTGAAGAATACCCTTTTAAGGGCAGATACGCAAGAACTAGTCCAGTTCCAGTTGTTGTACTCAAACCAGGCATCTATCTTCAACGCTCTAATACGCCTATAAACGAAGCAACGTGTTTCCGTTACTTGTCTACTGTCACCAGCATTAGGTATAAACAACATATATGACTGTTGAATACTATTATATACAGCGAAGGTTCTGTTTTCCAGTTCAGTAGTACTTGTGAACCGTGAAACATCCTTCTGTATCTCAGGGTCGATTAACTGGGACAACCTCTCCGATCTTACTGCACCAGTAAACAGTGCCTTATTTGAGGAAGATACTCCAACATGGTCACAGAACAACATGTCCTCTCCGATAGTTGACAGTACTCTGTGTGATAATGATCCGTGTTCTTCTATAACATCGTCGAAGCTCGGAACATGGTCCTCTTCATCGAATGCACCTAGTGTTCCTACCAGTATTGCATTCTCGAATGCTACCATGATCTTGTCTCTGAAGCGTCCAAGACCTTTAATATTGGCTGAACCTTGTGGTATACGGGAACCTAAGTCTACGTTAACAGCATCATTAGGTCCGGCATCTCCGACAAATACACCTGATGTGTCGGTTGAAGATATAAACAGTCTGTCGGGATTGTCGGTATTACCAGCTATTATCAGGTATCTATCATGTGCAATGACGTACTTTCCGATAGGCGTAAAGGCATTTGTTCCTACGGCTGGATCATTTAAATATGTAGCGGTCATATTCTGACTTACAATCAGAGGCTTGTTAACACCGTTACATATTATTAACTGTCCGTTAAATTCAGCGAAGGAAGCAAAGGCAGTATCTGACCAAGGACCGGGAGAGCCACTCAAATGTTCGGCAACTGAATTATCAAAGAGAACTCGTGCATTACCAGCACCATCAACCTTAACTACAACACCATCTTCTCCTACAATAATGACATGTCCATTGTAATAGGTACAATTAACCGCACCTGTTGTCAGTCCATCCAGAGATGAGAAGAGTCTTGTTCCCTGACGTACCTCAATAGAGCCGTCTTCGCCAAGTTGTAGGTTTTGCAGCAGTTTAGCGAACTTGGTCTTCATGTTGAGATCATTATCTACAACATTCCACCCTCCAGAAAAGTCTCTGATAGTAACATCCAGCAGTCGTTCTGAACGTCGAGGCTTTTTATAAGTTTCCTGTGTGAATACCGGCATCAGGAAGCTAACTCAGTAAACGTAAATGAGTTAGGCAATCTGGACACGTTATCAAGTGCGATTGGAGAGTCGTTACGTAGGTTACGTAACTGCTTCACCCGGCTCTCAAACATGTTTTGCAGTTTGTCCGTCGCTGCTGGATTGGTGCCGTCATCTTCGGAATAATCAAAGGCAGCACCTAGAATTAGTGCCTGTTCATCAAAGTTTACTACATCTGATGGTACAAAGGCATCTGGTTTTGTACGATAAGTAACCTGAATGGCACCTGTTGAAGCCAAGGGCCAGACTTTAAACACCTTGATTGCACTGGTACTGTTACTGTAGAAGGCTGGAGTAGTTCCAGTTATCGTATCGGGATTTAGTGTAGATTCCGGGAGTTTCGATAGAGGCGTATTCGAGTCATCTGGGTAAATTGCTCTGATGTCTTCGAACCGTTTGATCTTATCTGTTAAGTCAATAGTTACTACACCAGTAGATCCGTCCAGTG